CTGACGTAAAATTCTGTACTACCTCAGTCATCCCTGATTCTGGGGTAAATGTCATATAGACTTGTCCTCGTCTATCTAGGGTACGAGTAATACATTGTGAATAGATATCTTGTGGTGGTTCTTCGTCTAGCCACACCAAATCTATAGACTCCCCCATAAATTTTTCAGCACCCATTTCATATGCTTTAAAGGCAACACGAGACCACCCACCTGATGTATGTTTAACAAGGACTGACGAATGTGCATTAGGCACTCCAGGTTTCCTTGTAGTTTCTCCAATGAGATGTTTAGGAACTGATCCTTTTCCTTTATCTCTTGGGTTGTCTGGTTGCCCAAATAATTCTCTTTGACAGATATCACGTGTGGTTTCATTACTAGCACCACATACCCATGCTCTTATTGGCTCTTTAAAGCGTTTTCCTTTCCACCAACTAGGGTACTCACCTGTAAGATGGATAGCCATCTCCATAGCCCCTACATAGGACTTTCCCACCCTGTTTGCTGCCATAAGTAACCTTTGGTTAGCTTCTTTACCACTATCATGGAATCTTGATTGAAAAGCATAAGGTTGATAGTAGTTTAATCTATTGGTCTGTTGGCGAGTCTTAAGAGTGGATATGATCTCATCTATTCTTTGTGTATCTGTAGACATAGTTATCCACCACCTATTGTAATGATTTTTTTTCTAATTACAACTATATCTTGTGTTTTTTGTTAGATTGAATCAGCACATGTTGTGTTTTAGTTGGGGCAAGTAGCTTTACCCCAACCAGAGAATTGTTATGCTTGGTAGCTGAACCAAACAATATCATTGTAGTTTTTCTTCCATCCAGTTGTCAATAACATCTTTACTCCACACCGAAATACGATTCATCTTCTTAGGTTTAGGGAATTTACCCTGCCTAATCCAGGTATAGATCGTTGATGGTTTTGCACTAGTAACATTGTATAAGTCTTTCATTCTGTAGACTTTTGATATTGATAAGTCTCTTGTCTTGTCTTGCATAGTATTGTCTCCTATTGTTTTTAGTCATTGTATTACATCTGTGATCTATATACAACATATCGTATATACACTTATATTTCCCCAAGAGAATATGGATAGAACTATATATATATAAATCAAGCCCTGTGGGGGGTTGTGCCTTGTTCCCGTTCTTCTCTTTTTCTTCATCAATCAATCAATTAATCATACAAATACAGGGCCATATATAATTATTTTATATTCAGATATAGGCCTATTTATTTTGAAGCGTGTAGTTTATATCTATGTACGTTTATCCAGACAAAAAAACAAAACATAAAACCAAACATAAAAGACAAATAATAAATATAATATCTTCTTGTTATTGTTTATATACTTACTTCTTAGAGTAATGGCTTGTAATTAAAGGATTTTTGGCGTTTTTGTTTTATAGATTTATGGCCAGATTATGCTATGTTTTTTTATTTGTCATGTCTAACTATTGCATAATGGATTTATATCATATATTGTTATAAATAATTAATTAATATTGCGGAATATTAAGAAATGAAAACACTAGAATTATTCTGTGGAACAAAGTCTTTTTCTAAGGTAGCGGATAGCTACGGATACGAAACACTTACTTTAGACAATGATAAGCAATTTAACGCCGATTTATGTTTAGATATATTAGACTTTGATGTATCAATGCTTAAAGGATATAAGCCAGATATTATCTGGGCAAGTCCACCTTGTGAGACTTTCAGTATTGCGGCTATTAGTCATCATTGGAATAGTCACAAATTAGATAAAAAAGCTATAGTCAAGCAAACATTTGCCGATTTAAAAATATCAGATATCAAAGAGCCAAAGAGCAAAGCGGCCATATTAGGAATTAAAAAAGTCAAGAAGACTATAGAAATTATAAAAGAGTTAAACCCTAAATATTTCTATATAGAAAATCCACGTGCAACACTTAGGAAACTATTGGCGGGTTATTGGATAGATGAAACGGGAAATATTGCCAATTATGACTTAATTCCATTTGATAGGAATGTTATTAGTTATTGCCAATATCAACCAGAAGAGAATTATGGAAACGTAGGCCGTAAACCAACGGATATTTGGACCAATAACATACAATGGCTAGAAACGGCTAAGATATGCAAAAACGGTGACCATTGCCACGAATCCGCAAAGCGTGGCTCAAGAACGGGAACACAAGGCCTAAACAAAGTTCAAGCGGGTGCAATTCCGCCTTATTTATTTCATGATATATTCATGAATACTAAACGACAAGAATTGAGAAAAACGGCTAATAAACAAGATTCGAGCATAATTTATCTATAATTTATTAATTAATCTGTTGATCGTCAGGCAATAAAATATTAAGATAACCTATCTAGTTAATTTCTAGATATTCCGCAAAGTAAAGGCCGCATTTAGCGGCCTTTATTAGTTTATATTATATAAATTTTAGCTTTTCTTGTTTAGTTTTTCCATAATTGGAATGATTAACATACCTAATAAGCACCCTATAACAGTATAAAGCATCATTTCAAAGTTAAGAGTTACCGCAAATCCTGTAGCGTCTGAAAATGTATTACCTAAACCCGCACATATACAAGCAACCATCAAAGCGTTATTTTTAGAGTTTATGTTAAATTTACGTTCTAAATAATTTTCTATAGATAAGAAACTATAATACATGCCTAGAATTAATATAAAATTGTCCATAAAACCAAATATAATAAAATCGATCATTTTTTACCCCCTTTCAATATTTCTTTTGCCATTTGTAAGTTTTTTTTATCTTCATCTGTTGCAAAGAATAGAATCGGTAAACTAGACATATGTTTTATCCATGTTCTAAGTTCTTTTTTTGATAAAGATTTTAACCATTTTTCCATTATTTAGCCCTCTATCGTGTTTAATAAATATTTTTTAAACTCTGAAACATTTAAATTCATAGGTGAGCTATCATTTAACCCATTATATTTAATAATTTGTACCCATGTATTAAATGCCTTATATGAAATTGGAAAATCATTTACATATTCATTTAAAAATATCCACTTGTTTTTATTTTTTAATCTTTTGTTATTTGCTAGTTTTATAAACTCTTTTGTATTCATTTTTTAACCCTCTATAAGTTTATTATGTTCTTTTTTAAATAATGAGATACTTTTAATATCATATCTAGACATCATCTCAAATTGATTTAACATTTGAAATATTGCTTGATACTCATTTTTAGCACCATAAAACGCAACATGTAAACCTTGTATGTTAGGTATTTTTGCCACAATTCTATAAATATTATTTTTCATTTTAGCACCTCGATTATCTGCGTTTCTTTGCTGCCTAATGTATAGCAAATCATGCAATCCTTACATTTACCCGTGCAATTAGGTTTTATTTCGCTATCTTTTGTAATTACATTGAATGTCTTATCAAAATAAGCGGGAATTTTTCGCATTGGTGCGTTAAATTTTGAATTACTAAAGATGAGTATTAGATTATTTGGTTTTTTATTGGTTTTAAAACATTCTTTTACTAGCTGATATTGTTTCGTCCATAGCGTGAAAGTAACATCATCATTTTTATTACATATATTTATATAATTTATTAAATGAGTATTATTAATTAATTCACCATGAGAATGAAACCTAACAACCTTAGTATTAAAGAATTTAGGCAATAAATCCCGATCAATTATAGATTGAGATAATTTATCGCTATTTTCTTGCCATGCTATACCATTAGATTTCCAGCGTTTTATTTGTTTTTTACTATAACAATCATCTTTAAATGCACATTGATGAAGACAAAAGCCATTACTCATAGTATTGGTATTAATGCTGGGTATAAATTGCATTTTCCCGTTACCGTTAGTTATTTTTATATATTGTGTATTCATATATTAATATCCTAATATTTGTTAGTTGTCTTATTATTATCTATAAATTGGATGTTTACAAGCCCTAATTATTAAGCTAGGTTATGAAATATATGATATGAAAAAAATAGATTTTTCTATTTTAGGCGGGTTTTTTTCTTTTTTTTTGATCAAATGACATTCGACTATAATTGTCTGGAATCGACTATAATTGTCTAGTTTATGTGGGCCTATCAGAATTGTATGGTCGTTGTTTGCTACCTTTACCCATGTCTACTCCACTTTCTTAAACATTCATCAAAGTATTCATCTATTGTTTTTGGTTTTTCTGGCTCTTTTGTTTTTATGGATTCCTCAATAAGATAATACAATTCTCTTCCTTTATCTGTATTTTCTGTACTGTCTCCATTTGTTTTAATACATTCATCAGTTATACCTAAATGATCTATAACTTTAAAATAAATGTTTTCAGCTATTTCACTTTTTTGATCTAAACTCATTTACTTATCCTCTCTGTATTGTTTTTCTTGTTCATTCCATTTATAAAAAGTGTAATTTCCTTTAGCTAACTCTCGTTCAGCATATTTAAATAAATTAACTGTACCCTCTTTGTTGTAGTCTTGTTTTATGTCTGCCCAATCTTTATCAAACCTTACATCTTGTATGTGTCCACTCAAACAATCTGTAGAACAATATTCATTAAATGGTCTTATATCGGTGCTAACGAAAGAATCTAGGTTTTCTTCGCCACATCTCTCGCACATTCTTTTTTTACTCATTTACTTATCCCCAACCCATTAAAATCATATCTACCTTTAGCGATATCTCTTGAATTTTCTGTTAACCATTCTTTGAAGTTTTCTCTCTTGTCGATTTTTATAGGCATAGAGAAATCTTCATCTAGCTTTTTATCTGTAATATTTACTGTTTCCATGTTTATCCTCTCTGGTAGATAGGTGTTAGTTTTGCTCCATACATAGCCATCTTGGTAGTCTTTATGTTGGCTTTCAAGGACTAAGAATCACCAACGATCTAACAACTATCTACCTTTATAACATCTCTGTTTAGTTACCCTCTAACTAAACTATAACTATTATTGCATCATATATTAGATGTTTCAAGCATTTTATCTACTTCAGCAATACATTGTGCTTTTTGCTCTTCGGTCAACATTTCAAAGGCCTTTCTGCCGATATAGTGTTGTTTACGACTTCTTAAACTAGCGAGTTTTTTGTTTTTTTCATAATATCGCTTTCTAATCTTTCTTGCCGCTTTCGGATTCTCGGCCATCCATTTATTTGCTGCCATAATAACTCCGTTTAAAAAGGAATATCTTCATCATTGAAAATCTTCTCTATTTGATTTATATCTTTTTTTGATTTTTCGTACTCTCTCATATGCTTACTAGGAATACGTTCCCCGACTGACTGATACGTTTTGTTTTCTGTATTGTGTCTTTTTGGCTCTGTTTCTGAAACCTTTAGTTTTAGATACTCTCCGCCACTTTTTGTAGTATTTTTCCATGCCGCAATGGAATAATTAGTGTCGTTGAACACTATCTTACCTGTATAATCTGGATGTGAATCTCTTTCTTTATAGTTATTCTCGAACAAAGATCCTTCCATTTCTTTATGCTTAAAGTCTGACATCATTCTTCTCCATAGATTAGTTTAATTTTATGCTCTCCTTTGAAAGCGTCTGGTTTATCTCTTAATTCTCCTTTCCCTAATAAAGCAAGTGAATATTCTTCTAACAAAGATAAGAGATAATGTTCAAACTCTGGATTCCTTTGAATTTCCCAAATTCTTGAGCCATTCATCGACCAAGAAACTAAATGTGTCTTGTCTATCTGAATACCTAATGAGTTTAAAATGTACTGTTGTAGTGATACTTGAGCCAAATATACCTTTGCTTTAACAAACTCATGCGGTTTTTTACCCAAAGAGCCACATTTTATTTCAAGTAATAAGTTATCTTCTGGAACTCTCGCATCGGGTGTGCAGCTTAAATCAACAACAGTATCCCCGCCTAAATTAAGAAAATCCTGAACGATATAGTTTTGTTGGTCTTCTAGCATTTCTACAGGCACTTTCTTATTGATAAGAATCCACTTGGCTATGCCACTGCTTTCATGCAAATTTCCAAAATCCACGTATTTCTGCATGTGTTCTGGAATACCAATTTCAGTATTATTAAGGTCAGCTTGTAACATGTCGGCTCTCTTTGTGTAAGTCCCGAAACAATAGTTTAAAGCTGATGAGCTACGAAGATTGTAACGCTTGACCAAGTTCGATTTCGCTTGTGTTGTCATTTAATTCTCCCTTTTTAATAGCGGATAAAACTGCTGTTTTTTTGTTTTTTGCTTTTGCAATCTTTTTAATCTCTGGATCATTTATTTGGCCCTTAAGATTAAGTTTTGCAGGTTTTGTATCTCCATTGTGGAAAACAGAAATACCTAGTCCAAACTTTGCTAATGTTTTAACCATACATCTTTGTTTAGTATCGTTAATATCACTTGCATTTGGGTTTGGAATTGCATTGTATTTATTATCATATACAGGTAAAAAACCCTCTTTGTAGAGATTTCCTATTTCTACTCTGCATTTAACAATGACTGTTTTATCTTCTAAAACATCTGAAGATAGCCATTTTACCTGAAATTCTGGGTAAAATAGCGACATGATGTGTTCGGCATAAGACCATTTAAGATAAGTAAAGTTACCTTTTTGCTCTGTATAACCTGTAATATCGACACCAGATAAGGTATCAAATACTGATTTATATGTATTTACCATAACTTTCCCTCTGTTTGTTATATATCCTATATATTATATTAATATAATATATTTGTATATAGATATCTTTATATTTGTTAATAAAAACAAAAACAAAGAAAAACAGAAACTATATATATAGATATATATAGTAAAGAAAAATTCTTTTATATCATATTTTTTTACTTATTTATAGCTATTTATGTTATTATCTTTGTGTAAAATATGTGTAATGGAGATAATAAATGCGACTAGGGGATGAAGAATTAGAAAAAATGATCCATGAAATATCAATTATGGGCAGTAAATTAGCTAAAGCTGAATCGACTTATGAACGGCTAGTTTATGAAATGAAACACCAAAAAGACTTAGCTTTTATAAATCTTAAAGAAGAAAAGATGACATTAAAGGAAAAGGAAGCTATTGCTAACACTCAGCCAGAAGTGTCTGAATATTACAATAAGATTGCCAAAGCTAAAGAAGAATATCTTGGTTTGCGTCACAAAATTAAGGCCCGTGAAATATGGTGCGATATGTTCAGGTCATTAAATAGTAGTAAAAAAAGAGAGATGAAGTTTGTACAAGACTTGGGTTAATTAACAATAGGAGAATAAAATGGAGTGTTTAACTTGGAAACCTGAACAACTAATAGCAGTTGCTTCTAATCTTTTGAAGGAGGATAAAAAAAACAATGAAAAAATATTTGAAAGAAAAGAGTCTCTCAATGATGAATTTTATACTTTTTTAAGAGTATTATCTAATGAATATGAATATAGATATCAAAAAGAATGTAGTTATATAAGTGAAAACTTTGCAAACGGATTACATTTTGTATCAAAAAGAAACTTAGAGTATTTGGTTTTTGAGCTAGTGTATGGCTTTATTAAACCAGAAGAAATACGAAATAAAGTAAAAGAGGAAATAGAAAGAATATCTGATCCGTCAATTACTTTTGACGAAGCGATGAAAAAACAAAATGATGGAATGATGGATACATTAGGTTTTTATTCAATTATGGGTGCTTTAGCAATAAGAATAAGTGATGGTGAAATTGATATTCATGACTTCAAAATAGATAAAAATTTGCGTAAACATCTTAAAAAAATAATGAGCCACGATAAGTTTATGCATGAACAACAAAGAAAAAAGATAGAGAGAGTACAAAATAAAAATTAACAACGGAGAGAACTATGAGAGAAAGTCAGCATAAAATGATACTTGATACACTTTTAACGGGCCAGAAAGTGACAGTCAATCAGTTAGCAACTAAACCTGTATATAGCATGTATGGTGCTAAAAGGTTGTCTGAACTTAAAGAGAGAGGTTATGATATAAGAGACCATTGGGTAGAAGCAGAGAATGGTAAAAGATATAAAGAATATTTCTTGCCAAAATCTGAGATTAATAGAGTAATGAGAGGTAAAAAGAAATGAGTATAGACAGGATGATAGGACAACAGGTTGCCTATGAACAAACTAAAAACTTTTGTACTAAACTAAAAGAAGACATAGTAAAACAAGGTTATAAAGGGCATTCTGTTCAATCTGTAATTAGATTCTGTGAATCTCAAATAGAGGGTTTAGATAATACAATAAATGGCTCACTAGACGAAATGCAAAAACAATCGGAGGGAGAAGATGATAGAGAAGATCACAGAGATTTGTAATGAACTTCCTGACATAGTTAAGGCAGTTATATTTGTATCAGCTATTAGTATCTTTTGGTCATTGGTATTGTAATGAAACCTGACAAAAGAAAAAAGATAGTAGAAGCACAAAAAATGCATGAGATTTTTAATCAAGTAAAAGCTCCTTGGCATAAAGGTAATATAAGTTATACAAAGACTATGAACTATGAGTATTTTAAGGTCAAATGGTCTACTTTAACACCAAAACAAAGAGACGAAATGTTTTTATTTGAACTAGAACTTTATGATTTTTTGTCTATTAGTATTATTAATGCATTTTATCAGCTTAACTTAGAGACAGTTGGGGAGATGAAAGACTTCTTTTTTAGTCATTCTAGCAACTATATTCTAGGCAATATGTACAACATGGGTAAAAGAAACATACAATATTTAGCTATGTTTATGTTGGAATTTTACCCAGAAGAGTTTGAAAAAAGTGATAAGAAAATAGAAGCAAAAGTGGCTAGAAAAAAGATAAAACCACATGATGTTTTTTATATCTGATTATGTATCGAAATAAGAAACTATTAGAACTCATGCGGGAACTTCCATGTATGTCATGTGGAATACAAAACGGGACTGTTGTGGCAGCACACTCAAACCAATCAAAACACGGCAAAGGTCTCGGCATTAAAGCCCCTGATTCTCTTGTGGCTGCTTTATGTCATAGTTGTCATCATGAGTTAGACAACGGAAATAAGTTAAGTAAAGAAGAAAAGAGACATTTTTGGGATCAAGCATACATAAAGACTATGCAATATTTAATTGAAAAGGAATTATTAAAAATAAATGATAAAAATTGAAAAGAATGTACCAATTAGTAAAGGCGGCAGACCAAGAAAATATAAAGAATATATTGACGCTTTTAATAAAATGGAATTAAACGAATCTTTTTTAGTAAATGATTACAAAATAGTAAATTCTGTGAGAAGATATGCTTGGGAGCAAAAGATTCCTTGTAAGTTTAGAACAATATCTAGAGACACTTATAGGATATATAAAGTTAATGAAAGCTGATTTATTATCACTACTTACTGCCAAATCTATGAATTATGAGTTATCATCTGGCAATCACGATGCTATTACTCCTGAAGATATCTCACACTTTTTGGGGACTAGGGGATTGGACAACAGAGAATATGATTTTCTCATGGCGAAATACACAGACAACAACTATGCGAGATCATTGGTATTCGATGATATCTATGAGGATGTCTGCGATATATTCTTCAAACATGTAAAACCAGAACAAATAAGAGGGGATAAGTTTTTAATTAGAAACTTTATTAACCTATCACTTAGGGAAGTAATTCTAACTGTTTGTCCTTTCTGTCAAGGCAGAGGGGTAGTCAAATCTAAAGATAGTATAGACAAGTGCTATCATTGTGAGGGTACAGGACAATTCATTTATGATGATGATAATCGCCCAGAGTTTTTAGGTATGGATAAAAAAGATTATATGGAATTTAAAAAACCTTATTTGGAAACATTAGAGTTTGTAAAAAACATTGAGATTAATGCTCTAGCTAAGATAGGGGATGAATAAACTAAAATGGACTAGCTCACTAATCCTCTCTTGTGGGTTAGTCTTGACATCATTTAATATCTATCCGATTAATCTTTATGTGCAGTTTTTAGGTGTGCTGGGTTGGTTGGTTGTCGGAATCAAAACTAAAGATCATCCGATTTCTTTTGTAAATGGAGTTGGATTGGCAATTTTAGGTTTTGGTATAATTTATAGTCAAACTTTGTAAAAAAAGTAGCCCTAGAATCGCCATAATCCAATTTAAATGAGGTGTCTGGTACGATTATAACCCACTAATGCGTAAGTCTATTCTCGTCCATTGTAGAGTCCTTTTCAGGGGTGTCGCCTGATTCATCCTCTGTATTGTCCTGAATCATAGCTAATTTAGGTTTTAGAGCAGGAATTTTGTTAACTAGACCTTGTAATTCTTCAATTAACTCAGCATCACTCTTTTGTGTAGCTTTATCTACATTCAGATTTATATTCTGAGAACTAAAACCACCCATCTCTAAAACTAATTTTGCTGTATTGAGTCTGACTGCATCTTGTTCTGAATGTAACAGGTCCTGTATAACCGATATTGCTTTCCCAGAAGTTGATGTAATTCTATCTTCGTTCTTTTCTCTAATTTCTTGAGCATATTTCTTTTTGAGATATGAACCCATTTGCCTATAATTTTTATCCCAACCCGCTTTTTTTGCTGATTGCGAAGCGTTACCCTCTGTAGATCCTTCAACGTAATATTCTACAAATTTTATCTCTTGTTCTTTATCTATTTTTTTCGGCATCTGCGTTCTCCAATAACCATATCTTTAATTTATTAATTGTCTCTTTAGGTAAAGGTAAGTCTTTTCTATATTTAATCCAAGACTTATCCAATACGAGACTCCCATCTATATCTACTTGTGTATCACTTCCTGAGATGTGACTTACAAGTGTTATAGTTTTGTCGTTTTCTTCAACGACTAATCCGATTGATATACAGTCAGCTAATGTATTTTCTAATTCTTTTATATTTGTCCACCCTGATGTTGGGGTGATTGCATCTTCCCAATTAATGACTACTAATTTTGGTTTCATTTTTTACTTCTTAGATAGTTAAGATAATCAGCACCCTCTTGTACTTCCCAAAATATCTTGATGAAGTCTGGATGGTCTTCTGTAAGTTCAGTATTAAATACTGCAACAGCACAAGCTGACATCATCTTACATGGAAGATTTAGTTGTCTTGCAAAGTTATCGTATTTCTTATAAGAGCCAACCTGTACACAATGCATAATCTTATCTGAGTTAGCATCCTTGATTGGGGAATAACCTGATACATGAGTATGACCTGCTATAAGTAAGTGGTCTCTTGCATTGAACAATGCGTGTTTAACAATACCATGAGCTGTATTGTACATTGAGTGTCCTCTGAAGTTATGAGAACAATTTACCTTTATTTCGTGTTTAGGTAGTTTGATTTTAAGTCTTGCATTATGTTCTGAATATATAGTCCTTAGAGGTTTACACATCCACTTAATCGGATCACCCTCCATAGCCCACATATCATGGTTTCCTGCAACGATAAAGATATAAGGGGTTGCATTGACTAACCACTCTACTAACTGCCATTGTTGTTCGCCATTAGTTGTTTGGTCTGACCATAATCCTGCTAATTTACCACGTCTAGCCCAATTATTAGACAAGTCACCAACAGAACAAGCATACATACCATCTGTCTTATTAACGATATCTATATGGTTTCTAAGTGATATCCAATCACAACCATCATCATCAACATGAGGGTCGCCTTGTATGTAAAGACCTATAGGTTTCGGGTCTTTTATTTTTATGTTTATAAATTTATCTTTTCTTTCTCTAGCATCTTTTCTTTTAAAGACTTCAGTTCTTGCATCAATTAGTTCTTCTGTAGTCCAATCTGTTTCTGTTCTTTCTTCTAGTTCATAATTTTTCATTACTTCTGGATGACATGTTTTCTTTCCACAAGTCTTACACTTCCATCTTCTTACTTTTCTTTCAGTACCATCATGTCCATTCTTAATTAAATGCTCAGACTTACAATGAGGACAACGTAAAGCATTGCCATCATCATCTCTTTGTATGATACCAACCCTACTAAGATTGCCACCATTATTATGTATGGTCATTTGTTTTTTTCCTGTTTGATTAAATATTCGAGATACCACTTAGCTTTCTCTAAGTCTTGTATAGGTGTGCCTTTGTAAGGAAATCGAGTGACATATTTTACGATGTTCCCACGAACATAATCCATATCCCACGATCTTATGTATTCGATTGTCTCTATACCTTTAGTATAATGACTTGGTCGATTAATAAGGTCTTCTTTCTTCTTCATCAATCTTATCCATAACTTCATCCCAAGTTATCGGTGTACAATTTAAGAACACTATACCACCATATTTATAGTCAAGTCTATTATTTATCCTTGCCTTTATGCTGATTTCTGCTTTGGGATCAATCGCATGGATTGCTTTGATGATTTGCATTTCCCTTTTTGTGTAGGGAATATTTGCACTCATAGTTATCTCCTATTAGTTTAAGCATATAGCCATCTAGTGATGTAATATGACATAACCAATATAAGTATAAACTCTAAGACTGATAGTTCAGGTCTTAGATATTTCGTTCTTACCTTACTTAATAAGAACTTAATTATATCTATCATCGCATTAAAGGATTACTATTTCTAGCTTTTAAGTCCTCTACCTGTGATTTTAATATAGATAATTCTTTTTCTAAAGGTGTTATGTCTGGAATTGTTCTGGACTCAACTACCTCTAATCTGTTTAAAATCTGCCCTACTTGAACAAACTGTCCACCTAGTGTAATAACTAGCCCTAATACTGCTCCTATTGTCTTAATGTCCATAGTCTGTCCTCATAAGATTGATTTGAATAAATGTTTCTAATATCAACATAGGTATTGTTTGTATATGTACCTATATCAATACTTTGTAATTCAGGTTGTATAAATATGTCTGAGTTTACTTGTGCATATTTATTGATTTTGCTTGGTTTTTGCATAGCTTTAGCAGTTAGTATTTGTACTGCTTTGAGCTGACCATCTATTGTCTTTATCTTTTCTGCTACCTTTATAGATATTTCTTTTATAGTTAGTTCGGTTTCAACACCCCTACTGTTGTCCTGTGTGCTTTCAGATATTCTTGTTGGTTCTGTTTCGACAGCTCCTCCTGTATCTTCACCCACTCTCGTATCTCTTTCTGTTTCTTTGACAACTTCTTCTTCATAGACTTTTTCCTCTATAACTTCGTTAGATAATACAATAGTTTCTTCTATAAATTCTTTTTCTTCAAGTTTGATTTCTTCTTCAAATTTTACTTCTTGTATTTTTATTTCTTCTTTAATATCAACTTTGACTTCTTCAAACTTATATTCTTCTATTTTTATTTCTTCTACGTCATTGACTACTGATTTAATCTCTGCTGTTTGTGTGCTAGATAGAAATACAGGGTTTGGTTCATACTCAATAACAAGTGTTGGGTTTTCTAAATCAACTGCCCAATGATATGGAGACTGTGTTGATTCACTAAAGTTAAATCTAACATCTATTGTGTAATCAGTATTACCATTTCTAGTTTCTGTATGACTATCAGTATAAGTAGTAAAAGGTTGATATGTATCTAGTGTTATCTTTCTTGATTGTGTAGTAACTGTGCCATCACTTGCAGTAATAGTCTGTATCATTTCAGTTTCACTAGTATCATTATTCCAATGATAAATGTCAGCACCTAATGTTGATGTCCAACCCCATTTGATTTGATCTTCTGTGAGTGTGTCAGATAGTTTAACTTCTGTTTCTACATATTGACCATGAACACCTGCAACTATACTGTTGCCATGTCTAGCTGTGT